GGAGTTGAATCTTCATTCAACGCATTTTCCGTTACAAACCCTTGAAACACATACGAACGTTTCTTCCAATATTTTCTACCCATGTCTTCTAAACTTGGATCTTTAAACCATGCACGTACTTCATTTAAGATGTCACATGTTTGTCCGTACATTTCCATACAAGGAACTTGTACTTGTACAGGACGTGAATCTGTTTCACCTTTAATACCTGCAAATGGAAGTTTGATCATCAAACGTTCTTTCCAAAAGAAAGTGTTTGTATCATCACCGTCTGGAAGGAATCTTAGAGTTGAACTCTGTCCTTCTTGCATATTCCAAAATGGGAAAATTGCGTTGTCACCGCCTGACGAGCGATTGCCGCCAGTGTTGCTTTCTTGTTCTTTCAGTTTAGCTCTGATCTCTGCTAGTGTTGCCATAATATAAGCCTCCTTTAATTTTTGCCTTATAGCTGTGTTGTATTGCCTAAATAGTGCATTACTTTATATAGTATACACTAATATATTTATAAAGTCAAGTGTTTTTTTGACTTTTTTTTGGATTTGGTTATCTTAGTCCTGCTAATTGCTGGACACGAGCCATTTCCCTGTCTTGCCCTTTCAGTAATTCTGTTATTACTGTCTGAGCATCACCAATCTTGTCTTCGCCGTACTGCTTTTGTACTGCTGTCAAGACTGCTGTTTCGCCCTTAGGAAAGCCATTTGTAGTATAATCGTACATACTCTTAATGAACTCTTCTAGTGGAACTTCGTTCTTTTGCTTCAATTCGTCGCCGTTTCCTTTTGGACTGATATCAACTGTATCTGCATCTTCACCAAACATCCAACCTAATAGTTTAAAGCCACCGTAGATTGCAATCAGAATCAACATAACTGGGAGTGCATAGCGTTTTGCAACTTCTGCAATCATTTTAGCTGTTTCTTCAGTGATACCTGGAATGAGCTCCATTAGCTCTTCCATTGTTGGAATCTTATCAAGCATGCCTTTTGCTTTGTTGTATGCGACTACTCCGCCAACACCTACTGCTGTTTTGCCTTTATTTCTTCCAACTATTTTTGCTGTGCCTACTGCGGCATCTTTTGCGGCACCTGGTGCTTTCTTAGCTAAGTCTTTAGCTGTGTCTTTTGCTACCGTTCCGCTCTTTTTAAGACCATCTTTTGCAATCTTTGCAATCGCATCAAGTCCTGGCTTACGTTTTTTGACTCCAAGATTTCCTGCTAGTTTTGCCGCTCCTGTAACAATCCATTTCAAAGGATTTTCATCAAGTTGTTGGCTCTCATTTGGTGTTTTATTTTCCATTGGATCTTGTTCGTGCATTGCATCTGCTATAAGTTTATCTAATGTTTCAGCATAAGCAACTTCTGGATCAATTACACCTTCGTCTGCATCGTGTATACCATTGCCGTTATCATCAATCCAATGCATACCTTTTTCATCATGACAATCGTGTTCACAATTTGTAGTTGGCTCGTGCATTGTATCTCCACAATCTTTACAATGATATTGTTCTGCTTCCATTGTAGACATTGCTTCATTAGGTGCTCCCATGTCGTCATCATCGTCTGCATGTACTTCGTCCCACAAATCACCCATTGTTGGATATCTCTCAACAAAAGATTCTCTGTCCATTTCTTGAGCATCAATGTGTACATCTGACATTCCGCCAATTTCTTCTAGTCCTATTTCTTGAACTTTATTTGCTTCTTTCACTAAGTTGTATACATACGGAAATACACCTTTTAATTCTTCATTAAACTGTTTAATTGTAAGTTCGTCAATCCATGTATTTGAAACATCTTCTGGAACTTCTTCTAGCACGGTTGTTTCGAAGTTAGCAAATGTTTCAGTGTAGTATGCTTTACGTTGTAGTGACTCAACTGTCTTTTTAACAGTAGCTAGTCTTTCATTTACAACGTCCATGTATCCTGCTAAACCTTCAGCCATTACACTTGAGCGATTCATATATGTCTTAAATTTACGCAGTTTATTCATTTCTTCTGATAGGCCTACGATATGTTTACCAAAATCATCGTATGCATTTCCACCTTCACTTACGTGCATAGCCATTGCTCTTGCACCGTTCATATGTCTTAGTGGATATCTAAATCTTTCGCCGTTTTCGCTTTCAATATAAATGCTGTGTACATTTTGTGTGCGTCCTGCGGCATTTTCATGGTTAACTGGACCAGCATGTTTAACTACTAATCTTGCTGTTCCGATATCTTGGTAACTAGTTCTACTAGTTCCGTACATCTTTGATTCGCTCATTTGTTTCTCCGTGCGTAGATAGTCATAATCTCTTTTATCTAAATTTGATTTTGTTATATCTCTAGTATCAAAATTTAACATTCTTTTTTTTGCAAATACCCTTAATTCTTTCAAAAAGTCAAACCATTTACTTTTAAGCATGTGTTCTTGTTCTGAAAACAAGTTCTGGGCATACATAATTGTAAGGCTATCTTGATCAATATTTACATTAACCTTTTTTCCTTCAGCAAAGTCAAATTCAAAAAATCTAGCTTCGCCTGGCTTATTAGTAATAGTGGCTTGATCATCACCTACTGTAATAGTAGGAAATCTGCCACGAATCTTATTAAATAATTCTTCTGCTATGGATTCAAGGTTTTTCATATTAATATTTATCAATAACCGCTAACAAAGATAGGCATCGGCGGGTCGTATTGCTCCTCTCCTTCAGCTTGTGTAAAGGTGTTATATATACGTGGATCCCAGTCTTTCATTACAGCCATCATTCTTAATGCAAGTAAAGTAGCACTTACCAAGTCATCATTAGCTCCCGGTTTCGCTCTAAAACTAGTACCTGTAGCAACATAGTTCTTTAGTTCAGTAATTAATGGGCCACTGTTAATAGTTATCTTATTGTTTTCGATCATAGTCTTGAGTCGGCTACATGCTGTAATTTTAGTACCATGTGTAGTGTTGAAACCTTTGCGAAACTTACGCACATGTCCTTTACGCATTGGTTCACTTACAAATAATCCAGGAATATTTTCTTCTCCAAAGTCATTAATAACGATTAGTGCGGCTTCACCTATACTGTTGTTTTCTACACTCCAATAGATGTTGGCTCCTGTTCCTTTGCAACTATCTTTGATGTGTGTGCAAATATCTCTTAATATTCTAATCTGTGCTGGTATAGGAGTTTCATTATGACGCCATTCCGCTACCTGTTTGTAACTTGGTAATTCGTACACTTGAATAGCCGCATAATCACCTCCAGTACCCATTGCTGGATCTAGTGCTACTGCATAATTTTGATCTGGGTCTGGTTTTGCATACCAACGTGTTTGACCCATATTCATTAATGGATTTTTTGCTTCCATTTGTGCAAGATGAATACTATTAATAAGTGTTTCGTCGTATACTAGAAACTCACAACCGTATTCTCTTCTAAATTTCTCTTCGCCTATACGTCCTATTTCTTCAACTTTCCATGTTTCATCTCTATCCGGATGTTCGTCCCATGTACATGTAAATCCGTGAAATCCGTTCAAACCTTCATCTTGTTCATTTCCATGTGCATCATATTTGTTTTGTGATTCTTTCCATATAACTGCAAACGTATCTTCGTCTGAGTTAGGTGTACTTGTAATAATAGCACGACCACCTGTTGCTAGAGTAGGAGAAATACTTGTCCAAAATTCTTCTGCAATGTTAGGATTAACAAATGCAAACTCATCACAATATAATAATGATATGGACATACCACGTCCTGTATTGCCTGTTGTAGTAGCACTAACAATACGCGAACCGTTTTCGAATTCCATACTGCCTTTATTGTAATTTACTACACCAGCCCTAATATGATTAGGACACATTTCATATCCATATCTTACACGTTGCATAATCTCTTGAGCACCTGTATACTTGTGTGCGGCAATTAGTATTGTTTGGTCTGGATGAAACATAGCATACCATAATAAGTAAATTGCGGCTGTAGTAGTTTTACCTGTTTGCCTAGGTAACATGTTAACATTGAATCTGTGATCGTGATAACTTTTTAGTAATCTAACTTGAAACTCATATGGATCAAATAACAACTTTCCTTTTACAGGATGTTGTATGTAAGAAAACTTTCTTGCAAAGTGCAGATATCCTTTGTCAGGATCCATACATTTTGCTAGATCCTCAATCTGTGCATCAGTAAATGTTTCTGTTTTATTGGCTTTTTTAATTAATACGCCATCTAAAGAAGTACTCATAATACTATTTAACCAAAAAAATAGGCCCCGGAGGGCCTATGTGAGTATAACTTTAATTTTATTGTTCTTAAGTTGCTACTAATGTTGCCGCGTCAGTTACTAATGTACCACTTGTATCAATAGTATTTGGACCAACTGTTGATACAGAATATGCATCAGTGTCTCTATCCCAATCTCCGGCGATTGTTCTAATTCTATGTTGTAGGTCTGCCGCTGTTGCACTTGAATCACATACTACAGTCATTGTACCACTGTTGTCATTAGTAGTCATATACACTATAGGATTAATTTCTCTAACAATAGCTTCTACTGTTTCAACAACTATGATAGGAGGAGTTGCACCTGAATTCTCAGCATCATCTTCTGCTCTTAAATCAACTGCTGTACCGTTTGCAATTTTAACTAAAATTTTAAATGCTTTTGCTCCTGGAGTATATACTGTACCCGCCGCTACTTGTAATGATCCTGTTTTTCTTGCTATAGCTACCATTTAATTACTCCTTATCCTTCATTTCGTCCATACAGTCATCAATCATCTCTTTTAATTTTTCTTGATCACAATCTTTATGCATGTCGCAGATTTCTTTTTTTGATTTACCATCTTTGCACATTTTCATAATGTGTGCTTTGCTTGGCATTTTACCATCTTTATGTTCAGCTTCATCTACTTTATATTCTTTGTATAAGTTAGCTAATTGTTCTTTAATTGAATCTTCAAGTGCCATTGGATTATCTCCGCCTGCTACTTTTGGATAAGATTTTTTAGATTTGTTTAAGTCATTTCCAGTTTTAATCATATCTGTATAAGGGGCATATTCTTCTTCTGGTGAATTAGCATAGTCGCCTTCTTCAACATCAGCATCTTCATGTGACATTCCACAGCTTCCTTTAAGATCCATATCTCCTGGCACATCGTCTTTACCTGGAATATCTGGATTGTCGTCCATTCCTATGTTACCTAATGCTTTAATATTTTTTTCCATATCCATTCTTGGACTTAGTGGCATATCACTAACTGGTTTTGCATCCATTCCAGCGTTACGCATCATTGCCATAAGCTGACCAACTTGACTAGCATCATCAGCGTTCATTGAAATATTCATAGAAGCCGCTTCATCTAGTTTTTGTTTTTTGCTAGGAGCCTCAATAGCATCCATCTTAGCAATCATGTCTTTTAAGTTCATTATTTGCTCCCTACTGGCGATACAGTATTTTCGTTATCAGTGATATCTTTACTTTCACCTGGTTTTACATCTTGTAACGGATCATTTTCTTTTTCTGATCTAGCTGTTTCAAGTTCTTTTAAAAGTGACATAACTCGGTTGCCTCCAACATCTTCTTGTGCTGAATCGCCACCCATGTCTTCTGTTTCTAATTTTGATACATAAGGACCTTCGTCTTTAATATTTTGATAAATTTCTTGTGGTTCGTTGACATTACGTACAATAATACTATCTCTGCTACATTCACAACATTGTGTAATATATTCGCCTAATACTTGTGGAGTAGTTGGATAGTTAAGTCCTACTTCGTAGTATGTTACTTCACAGTTACTTAGTTGTGGAAAATCTAATGGGCGTTCTTGGATTGGAGTTTTCTTACCTGCACTCATTGACGCTATGCTATAACGTTTAAGGCATGATTCTAAATCATCAACAAATCCTTCTGGTAGTTCGCCTGCAACCCCAATATTAAATTCGTATATTTTTTTCGCTTCTGCTAGATATTTTTCAAACATGTTTTTCGTCCTTATAAATTATTTATCCATATTCTTTAGTTTTTCAAGTAAACTATTACGGTCTGTTACTATATAACCTTCGCCTTGCACTAGGTCATCATCAGGTTTTCCGTCTTTGTCCATCTTCTCTTTCTTGAGTTGTAGCTCAATCATTTTCAATTTTTTGTCCATTTTAGCTACTTTTGCATCAAGTGAAGTCTTTAACATTCCGCCAGCTACTTCAAAAACCCTACCACTATATCTACTTTCAACATTCATGCCTAAATCCATTAGATCATCGTATGCATCCATTGCTTTTTCAGCAATATCATTAAGCTCTTTGTCAGCCATTTCGCCTAAGCCTTTTACAGCTGGTAATGCGGCCGCTATTTTATCAAACTCTGCAATGTCTCTAAGTGTTTCGTTTTGCTGTTCGACAACCTCTTTTTTATCACGTTTTCTATCCTGTTGTATAATCTCTTTACTATCAGGCAAATCAAGAAGTTCTTCTAATTTTTTTGTCATTTTATACTCACATTAACTGCTACTATTATTTATCGTTTTCCGCTATGGAACATATCCTTTTCTGTCACAACCCTAAATCCAATACCTTTTGTTTTAGCATATGCTCTAGCCGCCTCCCATTTAGCCATATTTAAAGCTACATGAGCTTGATTGTGTTTAGATTTACCAGCAGTCTCCATAGTAACTTGATTGTCTGGTTTTACTTCAATAAGTTCAACCATATTTTTACCCTTTTTTGTCTTATATTGTATGAAAAAATCCGGAACATATATTGTATGTCTGCCGGTCAAAGGATTTCTATATGGTATTTTTACTGCTTCACTTGCCCATGATTGTATCGCAGGATTTTCATCACAGAATTTCATAAATGCGAACTCCCAACTACTACGATAAGTAGGTGATCTACGCCCAACATATTTGTCTGGATTTTTTGGTTGGAATTTTCCTTGTGCAAAACGCCCCATGGGTTACCCCATAATGTTTCTTGCTTCTACAGGAGTATTAGTATTTTCTACTCTGAATCCTAATGTGCTAATTTTCTGTCTATTGAAGTTTAAAATATTAGCAACAGTAAAACTTAATTGTAGTTTATCTAAACTTTTGAGTGTGTCTAATAATTCAAATACTTTTACATTATCTAATTTAGCTTGTTGCATTAATATAGCACCTGTTGACTGTGCGGCAGGTGTGTCAAATCCTTTAGATTCTAAAAATCCAATTACTGCATCAACTTCATTACTTGGGTAAGCTAGTTGTTTTTGATAATAAGTGTTAAAATAACGCTTGACTGGATCAGCACTATCTGTTTCTTTGTTTACTGGTAAATTTAATTGTACTTTGTCCATTTGTTATTCCTCTGGAAACTCTGGTCCACTAAAACTATTTGCATCAGCTGTACTTGTTTTTGATGTTGAAGCACCTGAGGCTAATGCGTTTTTAAGTAACGATCCACCGCCTACTATTGCCGCGGCCGATGCTATTGTGCTTAAACCACCACCGCCTCCACCTGTAGGAAAAGCAACTCCTGCTACTCCACTTACATCAATACCTGCTTTTTTGCCAATATCTCCTATTGCACTTCCTATTAATTCTTGTCCAACTCCGGCTTGAGTCAATCCGCCTGCATTTTGTAATACGTTTGCGGCTTTCAAAACAGTACCAAAAGTAACACCATCATTTGCAATATCACCTAACACACCAAATCCACCTGCTAGTACTCCGCCTACTCCTAGTAAACTTGAAGCACCTCCGCCAGCTAATGAGTTTGGACTAGGTGTTTTATCGTAATGTTCTTCAGCAAATCCTTTAGGTCCACCTTTACCAATAGAACCTCTACTATAGTGTACTGACTCGTATTCTAAAGTCATGCTACTTTGCACAGGTGCACTCTCACCGTAATCCAACGTATCATGACTCCATTGACTAACGATAGGATTTACTAGCGTAAACGATGTGTAATTTTTTCTTGCCATTTGACTAATTGTTATACTTGTAAAAAACGGAGCAAAGCTGTCGTTATCTAAACCGTATCTATACTGTCTTCTACCAAACTGATTTCCTCTATTGTAAGGATCAAATGGTGTGGTTCCTA